GTTTAATGCTATATTCAGAGTCTTCCCAATATTTAAATGATAAATTGAAAAGAGGAGAAAACATCAGAGTCAAATCACCATAAAAGTTCTAAACTCTTATCAAAAATCATCACATATCGGTGTTTGCGTGAGCGGTCTTTCCACTCTCCTGCAGCACCTTTAATTTTTCCCCTAGAGTGTTTAGTTCCGTCTGCATAGTAGAAATCTTTCTTTGGGTCTGTAAGTCCGCAATATTTAAAATTACAAGCGCGATAGATTGTACCATTATGGAAATCACTATCAGCGTAAGAGATGATTGCTTTAACTTCAGTATCCTTTCGTAACTGTTTAATCGCTCTTGAAACGAACCAAGAAGTGATATTATACTCATCAGATTGTGTGTCTGGGTGGATACAGAGGCGCGAAAGTTCAAAAAGTCCCTGTTGTTCATTTCTTTCCAATCCAAAAGCACCTTGAGCGATTTCAGGAACAGGTAGTCCAGTAAATACACAGACTCCCCGAATACCACCAATATTCAATGGGCAAAAGTCATTATTCTTATAAAGACCATAATTATACCCAGATTTAAAACCTTTTGAAAAGTCCTTAAGATAATGAAACCGCAGAAGTAACTCTGCGGCTTCGGACTTACTTACACGATCAATAGTGTAATTAGACTTCATTCATCAGTCTTCGGCAAGTTTGGCGAAGTAACTGAGGGCATCATCGTCCTCATCTTCTTCAACTACAGCAGCACGGCGGGTGGGTTGAAGGTTACTGAGTTCGGTACGAAGATCCTCAGTCAGTTCACGGGTCGAACCACGGGTGTTGTCCTCATCAAAATTATCAGGATCCTGATAACGGGGAGTGCCCTTGTTACCCAGCACATAGTCCAGACGCTTCTTCAGATCATCATAGGACTTGAACTGATCGGCAGCAACGAGTTCGGCAAGAGAGTACTGTTTCTTCCAAACTGCTTCCATTGCATCGTCATCATCTAGCAGAGGAGAAACACGAGCAAACTCACTGGAATCATAATTACGATAACCAGCAACGTTCTTCGCCTTCAGTTTGAAGTTAGCACCTTGCCAAAAATCGAATGGATCGATTGCTTGCTCATCTTCAAACTCTGGTTGCATTGCCTCAGTAAGTTTATCAAAAATTTTCTTACCATACTTAAACAGAAAGACTTTACCTTCGTTGGCGGGATTAGCGGGATCTTTCACCACATAAATGTTGCTCACATAAGTCAGTTTACGCTTCTGCTTACGAGCAAGTTCCTTACCAGCATCAGTACCGTTGTTCCAGAGTTCGGAGTTGTATTCAGACACAGGATCTTTCTGACCCAGAGTAGTCAAAGAGTTCTCGATATACCAACCACCAGGACCTTGGAATGCGTGACTGTAGAGTTTCACGAACGGAAGGTCCTCACCGTTTGGAGCAGGAAGGAAACGGATAACGGCATATCCATTACCGCTCTTATCACACTCTAGTTTCCAGAGACGCTCATCACTAGAACTACTAGTAGTATTCATTTTTTCGACTTCTTTGACTAGTTTAGCGGTCAAAGAGCCCAGCTTGGATTGCTTTTTAAGGTCTGCGAAAGACATTTGGATTACCTCGGATAATTTGGATTCGGGGGATTACTCGGATATTATAGCAGCAATAGCCTTAACGGTCAACAAACTGCTTTAAAGATTCGATTGTTTTGTCCATACTTTTAAACAACATACCCATATCAGTTTCTGGTGGAAAACCCATCAGGGCAACCGACTTGCGAAGGTTCTCTTTCATCTCAACCGCTTTCGGGTCATCAGAAAGAGACAAACGTGTATACATTACACGCTGTTTCTCAAGGAGCAATTGTAGTTTTTCAATATGTTCCAGTTTATCTTCACGGGACATCATACCAAAAGTGAGAATACTTCCGTAAATCTCCTCTTGTAACTTGTTAATTTCTTTCAATTCTTCCTGAATAATATCAGAGTCGAAAAAGTTACTCATCTATGATTTCTCTTAAAATCTTTTTATACTGGAATACATCAATATTTAGAAATGGTGTATACTTTTTAATTTTTAAACTGACGGTTTCCCACACTGGGTCCAGAAGTTTCTTATCAAAATCCTTTGAAAAAGAAAAAATTTTGTCGTAGATTACGAAAGTTTCTGGCGATAATCTCCCGCTTAGAAACCTTTTGAGAACTGGTGGATGACCTTTGGAACAGTTCAACACATCTTTTAATTTTATCTCCGAGAACAATTCGTTGCTTTGTTCTTTGAACAAGTAAGTCAAACTCTGTTGTCTTTACATCCACTCGGCGTAGTTTCTTTCGCCAGAATTGATAATTTCGCCAATCCATAGGTTTTGTGGGTTGTCTGTTGATACAAAATTTGCTAATAAAAAATCTACAATCTCTTTATCTGAATATTTTCTTGAACTTTTTTCAAACCAATACTTATCTTTTCTCTTATTAAACGAAGTGATTGTTGCTTTTGATTTGCCTCCATATTTAAAAAAGTCATATTTACTATTCGTAAAATGACTTTTCATAGAAAGATAAGTTTGATATGTTTCAAAAGGACTCATAACGGAAGTTTTGCTTTTGATGTTTTTTTCATAAAGTTGAGACGAGTTGCGTCCCACTTTAATCTCTCTTTCAGGGGTTTTGAAATGAGTTTCGTAACTGATTCTACCTCAAGACTATTGATTTCGCAATAGTGAACAATAGCATCAATGTAATTGAAATTTTCTTCTGCTACGATTTTTTCAATTTCAAGTGCAAATTTAGAAGGAGTTAAAAACTTATTTTCTATTGCTTGTTCCAGTTCTTTATTTGGTTCCATAGAGCTCCAGTTTATCTCCAACAAACTTTCTAATATATTTGCCGAGTAGTTTGATGTACTTTGATTTGTCTCGTTCTTCATAGACGACGCATTCTCCATTTTCACAAGCCATGATGATTACAAGTTTTTTGACTGAAATACCAGTCAGTTCGTACAGC